CAGTTCTACTCAACCAAAGACACGGATCGTCAGTGATGATCTATACAACTTTCTCCAGGATTTCGTATCACTACTTGAGAAGTACCCGAACATCGATATAGATTGTGACGAGCATTTCGGCTTTTCATACACGGATACAAAGACAGGCGATGTCGTGAACGATTGGGAGGACGAGAAACTTGAAAGAGCTTAAAGTCACACTATCACTCGACGAGGACGAAGCATACAAGGCATGGTTAAAAGCTATGGAACGTATGAAGGAAGTTGAACAACAATTCCTGGAGGCGACAAAGAATGATCCTAACGAATAAGGACTTACGCGTCATCAAATACGACAAACAGTTCAAGGTCATAGAGGACAGCACATGCGGCGTCCATAAACAGAACATAAGAGAGAATGGCAAAGTCACAGCATACAACAAGACGGAGCTAAACAAACAAGCGAACCAAAACGAGAAGGACTTGCAATGCGTACAATACGATATGTCTCAGACGATCGCAGGGATGCCAGTCGGACAAGGCTCAACCGCTAATGTGTATCGAATGATAGAGGGTCACATTGTCACGGCTATTATGTCCAACAAGCGGCACGGACAAGACAGCATCGAAGTGATTATGGCAAGGGAGATCGAATGGTTCAAGGAACAGGATCGTAAGTACCAAGCATATAAAGCGGCGATGGATAATGAGTAAACAATTCGTACCCGCTTTAATGCGAGTAGTCATATACGACAAAGAGTTCAGAGTCAAGCGGACTTATACAACCTATCAATTAACCGTACCGTCTCAGCGTCCTAAGAACTATAAGAAGGGTAGCGGCGTACGCCTTAGATGCGACGCAATGGCAATAGGTGAACAGTTAGTATACGAGCAATATATAGAGGGTGATGTACCATACAGAGGTACATGCTATATATACCGTGCTCCTATTAATGGTGGATGTATGGTTATAGTACCCACTCATATGTACCGTGCCTGTGATATAGATAGACTACTGGATAAGGAGAGAGTATGGCATAGTGAGGAAGGATGGATAGTGAATGCCTAGACGATCAGGTAAGCAATGCAATGTCATGCACTGTCCTAACATTACACATGACACATACTGTTCAGTACATGCACACATAGCAGAAGAGAACAGACAAGCACGACACAACGAATACAAACGAGAGAGACAAGACAAGAAAGAACAGCGGTTCTATTCAAGCACAGCATGGAACAAACTCAGAGACACGAAACGATCTCGTGATCCTTTGTGTGAGCATTGTCTAATGATTGGTAAGGCTAAACCCGTAGAGGAGATAGACCACATAGTAGAGATTAAGGATGATTGGTCACTAAGGCTGACATACTCGAATTTACAGAGCTTATGTGGAGCATGCCATAGGAAAAAGACACAAGCGGAGCGGCGCAAGCGTCAACAGAAACACATCTGACTTTGTCCAATTGTAAAAAGTTGGAGGCGGGGGGATGTATAAAATGTTTGCAAACGCACTTGCTGGTCGGCGGGGGAGTCAAGGTTTTAAAAACTCCGTTTTATTTTGAGTTTCAAAAGGGATTTTTTCCCTAATTTTTGGAGAAAGGAGATAACGTGAAATGGGTAGAAATGCAAAACCGTATCAGATGCACGTTTTAGATGGAAATCGCAATAAACACAGTAAAAAGAAGCTGGAAAAGATGAAAGAAGCGGACGAAAAACTCACGATGAAAAGTGACGAGATCAAGCCGCCGTCTTGGTTGAGTACCAGGGGAAAAAACATATTCGTGAAAATAGCCGAACAGTTTGAAGGGCTTAACGTTTTGATGAATGTCGATGTTAATATGTTGGCTCTTTATTCTGATAACCTAGCCGCATATATCACATATACGGAGATCATCAAAAAAGAAGGGTTAATGGTCACAGTTACGAACAATGGCGGGTATACGTCAGAGGAGCCGCATCCTTTACTCATGAAAAAAGAGAAATCTTTTAACATGATCGAGAAAGCGGGTTCTAAACTAGGACTAAGTCCGGTCGATCGAGCTAAACTCATGGGGATCATGGTTAACCAGGGCGACGAAGAGGACAAAGGGAACAGTCGTTTCAGTGGTCGATTATGAGATCATTGACTGAAAGATTACTTGATTATTGTTATAAAATCCTTAATGGCGAGATAAAAGCCTGTAAGAAACATAAACAAGCGATCGAGCGGTTTTTAAATGACGTTAATCGTATTCCGGACGATGATTACGAATACTATTTCGACGGTGAGGAACTAGAGGACTTTTACGAATGGTCAAGGATGTTCAAACACACAAAAGGCGTCCTGGCTGGACAACACATCGAGCTTACGGACTTTCAACTCTTCCTATGTGCGAATATACTTTGCTGGAAAGAGAAGAAAACACACCTACGCCGCATAAGAAAAGTCTTTATCCAGCTCGCTAGGAAGAACGCGAAAACACAGATCATGGCGTTAATCGCTTCTTACATCGCTTTTCTATCTGACGAGCAAGAGGAAATCTACATCGGTGCAACTACTCGCGAACAATCTCAAATCCTGTATAACGAATTACTTAGTCAGATCGAAGTCGTGGACGATCTAAAGGGGAAATACAAAGACTCTTACGGACGCGTCACAACTAATCGGACAAGGTCTGTTATCCAGGCACTATCCAAAGAGGCGAGAAAGTCCGGAGACGGTAAGAATCCTAGTGTCGGGATCATAGACGAGTATCATCAGCACCCGGACGACGGAATATACGAAACATTGAAAACGGGTATGGTCGCTCGTACTCAACCGCTGTTAATGGTCATTACAACGGCGGGAATGGACTTAGAAAGCCCATGTATGCGGGAATACAATTACGTCTCTAAGATCATCGATCCCGAAAGTGTAGTCGAGAACGATCAGTATTTCGTCCTTATCTGTGAACTTGACGAGGGAGACGACATCAAAGACGAATCCAATTGGATTAAAGCGAATCCGATCGTCGCTACTTATGAAGCGGGATTGAAATCGATCCGTGATGATCTCAAGATCGCACTTGAAGTCGAAGAGAAAATGATCGCTTTCCTTACAAAGAATATGAATCTATGGGTTCAAATGAAGCCAGGCGGATACATGAATCTAGCTAAGTGGAATCGATGTGGACTCGCAGGACGTAAGCTCGACAGAATGCCGGATACACGCGGCAAAGAGATTTATATCGGCGTCGATCTGTCCTCTACACTCGATTTAACGTCAGTCGCTTTCACGATCCCTATCGGTAACGAGGAATATGTCGTTTACTCACATTCATTCATGCCGGAGGAACGTCTCAAAGAGAAAATGGCGACGGACAACGTCCCATATCAAACATGGGTACGCCAGGGATGGATCACTCTTACGGATGGAGACGTAGTCGATTATGACTATGTCGAGAAATACATCCTGGACAAAGTCGAGGAAATGGGATGGATATGTAAAATACTTTGTTACGATGAATGGAATGCAACACAGTTTGCAAACACGATGATCGACAATGGTTATTCAGCGGTGAAAGTTATCCAGGGAATGAAAACACTTGCTCCAGGGACGAAAGAGTTCCGCGACAGTGTCTATAAACAAAAAGTATTCCACGATGACAACCCGGTTCTAAACTGGGCGCTAGGTAACGCGATCAAGCGTGAGGATCATAACGAAAACTTTATGCTTGATAAAAAAGCAAGCTCTAATCGTATTGATCCAGCCGCGGCAATTATGACGGCTCATGCACATGCTCGTTTTGCTTACGGTATGGGCGATCTAAACGAAGGATTAAGCGACGACTACCTGGATAAGTTAGGATGGTGATTCTATGAAAAACATTATAACTGAATGGCTAGGAGCTGTTTTGCTTATTATCGGCGTCGTATGTACCGTATACGGCGTTTTTCTTGTTTGGGGTGCTGGAATATCATTTATCGTTTTCGGCTTGATCTCGGCGATCCTGGGCGTTCTGTATAACATCGACGACAGACAGTGAGGGGAGGTGAAACGAATAAAT